GAAAGTTTGCCAAGCCAGTTCGCTTATAAATAGTTGCTCTCCAGGATCTATTTCTCCTTTTAATTGTTCAAAAACAGTCCTTAATCTTTTAAATTGTCTTAATATAAGTCTGTTTCTCATTTTCAGCTGTCTTTTTGCAATTATTTTTTTCTGTGAATTAGTCAGCTTAACTTTCTTCGTTTTCTGTTTCTTCGCCATCTCTGTTCTCCTCTACTGGTTTTTGTTCCATATACATTTCATTTAAAGAAGCCATTGATGTACTTATTAAAATATCATTGCCATTTTCCACAGGAGGATATTCAAGCTCTGCTCTTTTCTCATTTATAGTTAAATAGCTGATATTGTTCAGCCTTTCCATTTTTGTATTTCTGTCTTCTTTTAATACCTCAATTTTTGAAGTATCAAAATCAATACGTTCATTCGGTCCGAGTTTATCCTTAAATATTCCGTTCAGGTGTTCGGCAATCTGTTCAGCCATCGGGATTATATTTTCCGAGTATAAATCCTTTTTAGCCTCTTTATAGTTGCTGAATTTACTGTTTGTTCTATCTCCTATAAGAATGCTCGGAACATTTAATACACTAGCTGTAATGTTCCTTATTTCATCTAATGCTGTAAGAAAGTCAAAATCCCTAGGTGTAAAGTCTCCGTTCTTTATGTCAATATCTGTTCCGTCTAATATAAGAGGAACTCCTGTATTTTTTGCTCCTGATTTTGATTTTATATCTTCCATAAGTTCCTGTTTCTTTTTAGGACTAAGGAACTGCTTAACTAATGCTATTATTTCCCTTTTTCCACCATTCTTCAATATTCCAACGTTCCAGGCTGTGATATAACAGTAATAAGCATGTAGCATTGTTAATGATTTGACTTTGCTTATTCCATGTCCTGCACCAGCGACATTGTCATATATGTTAATGCTTTTAATATATGTGAACTGTTCCAGCTGTTCTCCTGTGTATTCTTTCATTCCTATGCTTATTCTTTTTATTCCATTCAGCACGTTTTGGTCATCATATTCAACTGTATACGTTCCTTTTTTTAAAAGAACAATTTCAGACTTTGTGAATAAATCCTGCCTTATTACAAGCAGTTCTCCATATATGATGTAATATAATGCAAAATAATTAATCAGCTGATCCGTATTTAATATTTTTGACGGACTTCTTATAGTTCTATTGACATAACTATCTTTAACTTCCGTTATATTGTCATTATGCCCTTTTTTATACGTACTCCACATCAAGTTGTTAATAGCTTCATTTATCCTTGTTATTGCACTTGATGTAAACGGATTGTCATATAATTCATTTAAAAACTTATTGCTGTCCTGCTTATAAAATCCGTCAAATATTCTTCCAAACTCATTTATTGATATAATCTGCTGTTTGTTTTTCCTGAAAAAATTTAAACCAAACAATTTATTCCTCCTTCCTTTTGTAGTAATCTTTATTTAAAATGTACGGAGTATATTCACTTATTCCGTACTTGATAGCGTCGAAAGTGTGCGGGTCAATGTTAAATGGTTTTTGAGTTTTTGGATTTTTGGCAACAAGCCCGTTCTTATCCAAGTGCCATTTCATTTCTGTTAGTTCCCTGTAAGTATTAGGGCATACATTCTTATCTATAAATATATTTCTGAATGATTGTATTTTCTTTATCCCTGATTTACTCATGTCAGGAGTTTTTTTAGCCGCATTTATTAGCAGACCGTTCATGTTATAAAACACTATTGCCTTTGGCTCTGCACTGTCCGCATATATAACTTCGCTCTCTTCAATCATTTTTTGTATTATTTCTGTTTCTAACATTTCAGGATCAGTTAACTTATTCTGATAAAATTCCTCATAGATGTACAGGTCATTCAATTCTTCATCAATTACCATTCTCACAATTGCGTTGTACGAATGTTCAAATCCAAAGTCAAAGCCTGTATATCTGTTCCATTTATCAGCAATTATTTTTTCTATTCTCTCCTGTTCCATATGCCTGATGTTTCTAAAAATATTCTGCCCTGAACTTCCAAATCTTCCCAGCGTCTTTATCGCCCGTTGGAAATCATCTGTTTCGTTTTCCAGCAATGCTATAAAGTCATCAGGAAGAAATTTATTGTCGCTGTATACCGAATGATGTAAATATATGTTTTCGCTGTATACTTTCCCACTTTTCAATTTTGTTTCTTCGACTACATTTATAATTCTTTCGTTGTATAAATCTAGTTCAGTCTTTCCAGCTTTATCAAGTATTGACATAAGATATTTATAAGTCCATACTCCATATTCATTTGGATTAGTTGTAAGAATAATAACGTTCCTGTTTCTTACCGAACGCAACCTTGCTTTAAGTTCCTTAAATGATTTAAAATCAATTTCATCTGCCTCTTCTATCCAAATAGTGTCAATATCCTTGATTGATTTTATTTTCCTTACATCATCAAGACCTCTAAAAATAAATTCACTGCCTGTTATCGTGCATTTTATACTCAAAGGACTTGTTGTTCTGTAAAAGTAGTTATTTAATTCTAATGTTTCAATACTACTTTCCAGGTCTGCAAAACAGCTCCCTCTTAAATTTTCCTTTACTTGTCTGACTACTAATATCTTTCTTTTTTCCATAGCCGACATTATTATCAATTTAAATGCAGCATTATATGACTTACTGCTTCCGTATCCGCCCAACAGGAAATAAACGCTCTTCTCGTTGTCTTTTATAAATTCTTTAAAGTGCTTATTGATTTCAGTTTTTATTCTCATACTTCAATCAACTCAATTTCTATCTTTGTATCTTCATTGTTGATCTTATTCTTACACTTTTCAACTTCTATTTTCTCCAGCTGTAGCTCCTCATTTGAAAGTTGTTGGTCTATTTCAAGCAATTCATAAGGAGTTAACATTTTCCCTGTTCTCATTAAATCCATACCCATTTTTTTAATGGTCTGATACGCTTTTTCGTATTCCTGTATCTTTTTAATGTTCGTTTCTTCTTTACTGCTTAACTCATTAGTAGTTTTTATTATTAGGTTAGCTTTTGCAACCTCTGTATTTTTCAATATCTTGTAAATGTCGCCTTTATATACCTCATCTACAATCTTTTCGAGATATTTTTCAGTACGTTCTTTTCTTAATTCTCTTGCATTTTTTGTCTTCCTGCTGTAAGTACGTTCTGAAATGCCATATTCGGACATTATTTCTTGTTTGCTTTTTCCATTTAAAATATCTTGTTGTATTTTAATTTCTTTTTCGATTGCACCTTTTTTCATTTTAGGTGCACTTTTCTTTTTTGGGGGTGCATTAGTTAAGGGTGCATTTATCTGTTTTTTTTTCCAGCCATCTCTTTTTTTCCAACTTTTGACTGTATTAATACTTTGATTGTATTTTCTACATAACTCTGTGATTCCTGCACCATTTTCATATTCTTTTCTTAACAGTTCTCGTAAGTCCTGCTTATCCATTCTTATATTCTTCCCAATTTACAGTTTTTCCATTTATCTTTATTTCTTCCTCTCCTGTAAATTTTAAATATCTTTCTATAATTACTTGCACCCACTTGGTTTCTAATTCCATTAAATACGCTTTCCTATTTAACTGTTCACAAGCTATCAATGTGCTTCCACTTCCACCAAATAAATCTAATACCTTTTCATTTTCTCGACTACTACTTTTTATTGCTCTTGCACACAATCCGACAGGCTTAGGTGTTGCATGTCCTCCTGTTTCTTCTCTGTCTTCTCCTGAAACTCTATTAAAATGCCAAACATTATTCATATTATCGTGAGTGTTATTAAAATATGCTCTTGTTTCATAAAAAGATTTTTTAATTTCTTCATATTCTCTTTTAATTTCTTCATATTCTCTTTTAAAAGCATCCACATTATTTTCAATAGCCCATTCTTGAAATTTTAAATATACGTCTTTTGTTGGTAAATTCCATTGGCTTTTGTCTGTCCAATGGTCTCTGCTTTTATTTGAATGTCCTGCGATTGTTTTCATTGTTGGAATGTCCCAACCACATTTGTTCCTTTGCTCCAATAAATAGTGTCTTATAGGCTCCCAACCTTCAAAATAATTGTCTGAATTAGTATTGAAGCCTTGAACACCTTTTATAACAAATAAACATTTTTCGTCGGCTATTGGGTACATTCTGAAATCTTCAGAGTTTTGCCCCTGTCCGTTCCCTTTGTCCCAAGTTATCAAATTTCTGAATGTTATTTCATTATTTTCAATTTTTGGCTTCAATAGATTAGAATAAATGTCCATTAAAGGTTCATCTATTCCCCAGCAGTACCAGCTACCGTTTTCGGTTAAATTTTCAAATGACAAAGGTATCCATTTTTTATTAAATTCCAGTAAATCATTAAAATTTAAATTGTCATTTGTAACTCCATCTTTTTCCTTTTTCATTCCGTATGGAGGATCTGTGAATACTAAATGAGCTTTTTCTTTATTCATCAATTTTTCTATTTCTCTTGAATTAGTGCTGTCTCCACACATTACTCTGTGTTTTCCTAATTCAATTAAATCTCCTGACTTTATTACTATGTTTTTTGGTTCTTCCA